ATGAAAACTGAACCCGCCGAATTGAGTGAACTACTTGAAGATGCGAAAGCGTTTCACGCGTTAGGACTGGCAACAGATGAAGAAGTGGAGTCCATAGCAAAGCGCGCAAAAAATCGTGAACTCCGTGCCCGTATTGCATCAGTAAAGCCCATGACAGCAACTGAAATCAAAGACGTGCGCATGCGTTGGGGAATGTCGCAATCGCTTGTGGCTCTCTCATTTGGCATGACGGTCGATAGCGTATCGAAATGGGAGCGAGGTGAAATCACACCGAGCCCACCGGTGATGCGGATGCTGCAACTCCTTCGCGATAACGGCCCTGAACTCTTTACCTCTAAGCATCAAGGTATCTAGACGCCGAACCCCGGTCGGGGCTTCTCATCCCCCTCGGCGGAGAATATATAAAAAAAAGCCTGAACGTGAGTTCAGGCTCTTCTTTGAAGATGGCGGTGAGAGGGGGATTCACTCGCTGCGCTCGCCCTTCGGGTGGCCTTGCGGCCATGCAAAACGGCGGGCCGTTTTGTCGAACCCCGGTCGGGGCTTCTCATCCCCCTCGGCGGAGAATATATAAAAAAAAGCCTGAACGTGAGTTCAGGCTCTTCTTTGAATATGGCGGTGAGAGGGGGATTCACTCGCTGCGCTCGCCCTTCGGGTGGCCTGACGGCCATGCAAAACGGCGGGCCGTTTTGTCGAACCCCGGTCGGGGCTTCTCATCCCCCTCAGCGGAGAATATGTAAAAAAAAAGCCTGAACGTGAGTTCAGGCTCTTCTTTGAATGTGGCGGTGAGAGGGGGATTCACTCGCTGCGCTCGCCCTTCGGGTGGCCTGACGGCCATGCAAAACGGCGGGCCGTTTTGTCGAACCCCGGTCGGGGCTTCTCATCCCCCTCGGCGGAGAATATGTAAAAAAAAGCCTGAACGTGAGTTCAGGCTCTTCTTTGAAGATGGCGGTGAGAGGGGGATTCACTCGCTGCGCTCGCCCTTCGGGTGGCCTGCGGCCATGCAAAACGGCGGGCCGTTTTGTCGAACCCCGGTCGGGGCTTCTCATCCCCCTCGGCGGAGAATATGTAAAAAAAAGCCTGAACGTGAGTTCAGGCTCTTCTTTGAAGATGGCGGTGAGAGGGGGATTCGAACCCGCGAACAAACCGACGCAATATATTGTAATAATTAGCATTTTTCATAACCCATTTTCCCACGTGCATTTTACGTGCATTTTCTTTTCCATAACGATCTATTCGCTGCCTGACTTCAGTCCGGGCCGTGAAAGGTTCCCGTCATAGTCCGCCAGGTACGAGCCGTAGTTTCGGAACAGCATATCCGGTCCCTTATGTCCCATCTGCTTACACAACCAGAACAGGTTAACGCCCGCGCTGATATGCATCGTCGCGAACGTGTGCCGGGTCTGGTAGGGATTGCGGTACCGGATTTTTGATGCCCTCATGATGTGGCGCCATGCTTTCTGTCTAATGTCGCCGGAGCCAGACCAGGGCTGGCCATTGCTTGGATCCTCAAATACAAATTCACTCTTCATCAGCGTGAACTGCTTCTGATCGTTCAGTGCCTGGATTGCCTCGTCATTGAGCTCAATCTTGCGGGTACCGGATTTGGTTTTTGTCCCTTTAAAAATCCCTTCAACAATGGCGTTCTGAACAAAGGCGGTTCGTCTCTGAAAGTCGATGTCTGCCCATTTCAGCGCGCACAGTTCGGATGGCCGGACGCCGGTATTGAATGCAAACTGAAACGTGGTTTTCCACTGCAGGTATTTGCAGTTCAGATAGATGATCCGTATCTCGTCTGGCGTGAAAGGGTCTACCTCATACTCTTCAGTATTGCCGGACTCGACCGAGAAATAACGCGACGCGCTGATATGGGCAACAGGATTATCCGGTATCAGGCCATCTGTAACGGCTTCATCGATGGCGCTGCGCAAAAATGACAGCCGGTTACGGATGGTCTTCAGTTTGGTTTTTCTGCTGGCCACCCAGTGTTTCAGTGCTGATGGCGTCAGGTCGGTTACACATATTTTGTGTAGCTCACTGAGCGCGCGGAGGCATTTGCGATAACCGTCCATGGTAGAGGGCGAGAGGTTCCGGTTTTCGCAGATCACCAGATACTCTTCCAGATAATCCTTCACTGTTTTTTTCTTTTTTTCATGACCGAAAAGAGCCGCTTTTTTGGACCGGGGGAAATAACTCAGGTAGTGAAATTCCCCCATAGCGATCCGGTTCTGTATTTCCCCCAGGTACCTCTCTGCGTATTTGATATTGCGCGGGTTAACTTCTATTCCTGACAGGGGCTCACGGCACAGAACCCCTTTATAAGTGAATGTCAGCTGAAGTGTGTCCCCTGTTTTGTGTTGCCGCACGGTTATTCCGCGCGGTAAAGCGGATCCCTGCTGTTTCTTGCCCATCTGTTCACCTCATCAAGATCAATCCAGCGTTCACGGACGCCGTCCACTTTTAATACGTGTACGCCCTCCCTCCAGATCTTCCTTTGTATCCGTTTGTTAATGGCTTCGATGGATTCGCCAGTTTTCTGGCAGTACGTTGAAATAGGCACGCAGTGAAGATTCATGCGATTTTCTCCTGTGAAAGAGGCGAACACATTTCCGGCAAATTAGCCCTTACGAGAGCCTCAGCGAAGGGCGGGGGAACGGCGTTGCCACATCGGGCAACCTGTTTATCTTTGGCATATTTGGTACCGCGATAATCCCGATCAATGACATACCAGGAAGGGAAGCCCTGTGCAGCATAGAGCTCATGCGGCTGGAGCATACGCATGCCGATATCGACAATCTGATAATCGGTGCCATCGACCGTGACCAGACCAAAGCGGTCGTTTGTTGTCACCGTTCCCAGCGGTTCGTCCAAGCCTACGCCGCCTTTTTCATTCCCGTAATACTTCATCAGGAACGCCCGAACCTCGCCCAGGTGATTACCGTTTGCCGTGATGGTGTGCGCCGGGCTGTCAGTTTTCTGGCCCGTATTGGTGCCGCGAAATTTAATCAGGTTGGACGTGACGACAGCATGATGATCCGTGGTGGTGACCGTATGCGCTGGCCCATCAACCGCGGCGCCGGGGCCGGAATAGTTGCCGCCGAAGTGTTTAGCCATAAACGCCGAAACGAGCGCAAATTTATTGCCGCCTGCGGTGACCGTTCCAACAGGCTTACCCAGATTTAGTACGCGTGGTGCCTGTCCAACTCTTTCCCCGTATCCCATCTGAATTAAGGTCGGACAAACCAGAGCGCTTTTTCCTCCTCCTCCAGCTGTAACTGTGCCTGATGGTGAATCAACAGGATGTCCGGTGCTTTTGCCAAACTGTCTTACAACCACTGGCGTTATCAGGCAGGAATGATTTGTGTTGACCACAGTATTCATCGGCTGATCTGTAGGCCGGGGTTTAGCTGAGTATTTCGGGCCACCGGCACCAATGATAAAAGGTGTAAGGTGCGTGATAACCATCCCCAGTGCATGACCATTGCCGCCCGGTCGCTTAGAGGTACCTGCAGTAATAGTAGGGACCGGATCAGTAATCTCCTGACCGGTTGCGCCGGTACGGAATTTTGTCAGATGAGGTGTGACTACTGCGTAACCATGGGTTTGCGTGATTGTCTTAAGCGGGGCATCAAGCGGCTGGCCCCGAAAACAGTCATATTTCGTCTTTGTGCTGGTGTGATTGCACTTGACGATAAACGGCGTGGGGTTGTCGAGCACGAATCGCTGAATGCCGCGGGCAATCCGCTTCATCGTGTTTTCAGCCAGCGGCTTACTGCGTCCAAATATGCTCGGGCAGGGGATAGACCAGTCGATGCACTCGGCAGCTGTGCGCCATGGCTTGAGGTGTCCGGACTGGACGGCAAGGCTTTTCGGATCACCGTGTGACGGCTCCGGCCAAGTTACTGGTTCCCCGTCACAGCGCATGACCATAAAGAAGCGTTTGCGGATGGTTGGCGCGCCGAAATCGCAGGCCCGTAACTCGCGGAATTCAACCGCATAGCCCAGACCTTTCACGAGTTTTTGCGCGTCAGCACTGTGCCGGCCGATTTGCAGGAAATCGCATACCTCGTCCAGCGCAGGGTGATCAGCTGGAACGCCTTTACTCAGCATGCCGACGAACGCGGCAAAGGTTTCACCTGCGCGAGCCGGATCGGGTCTTTCCTCTGCGGGTAACAGAGGCCCCCAGGTTTTAAATTCTTCGACGTTCTCAAGCATGATAACGCGGGGACGCTTTGCCAGCGCCCAGCGAATAACAATCCATGCCAGACCGCGTATTTCTTTTTTAACCGGCTTACTGCCTTTAGCTTTGCTGAAGTGGCGGCAGTCAGGTGAAAACCACGCCAGGCCTACTGGCGCGCCTGCGGTCGCTGCCACCGGGTCAATGTCGAACACAGACTCACAGTAATGAAGCGTATCAGGGTGATTGGTGGTATGCATGGCGATCGCGTTAGGATCATGGTTAATAGCGATATCGACACTGCGGCCGGTTGCCATTTCAATTCCGGTGCTGGCTCCGCCGCCCCCGGCAAAATTATCGACAATGATTTCTCTCACAGGGTTTGTTCTCCGAAAGTGGCCGTCAGCGACTGCGCTGCAGCAATGATTTCTGTTGATGGCTGGCGCTCCAGCAGCATGCGGTTCATGTGATGCATGACCTTGCGCTGGTGCTCGGTTGCGAGTGATTTAAGGCCTGGCAACTGAACAGCTAACAGCTGTACTTCGACTGGCCAGACATCATTCTCTGACTCTGGGATGGGGATCGGAATGCTTCTCGGCGCCAGACGTTGCGCTGCTCTCTCAATTTGAGCCATAAACGCGGCGCCGCGGGCTTCAAGCTGATCACGACTGATGTAATCGAACTTTGGTCCTCGCCATGATTTATCAAAAACAGCGACAGCAGCGCCAAACCCGGCAGACGACTCAGTGGGCTGGCCTTCCTCGGGCCGGTACCAGACGGGCAGGTCAAAACTGATTCGTCCCCGAATGAATGCGATATGGTCGGCATCCTCTGGCCACCAGACTTCGCCAGTTGCCGCTTTAATCAGAAAGACGTAGCGACCGCCAGATTCACGCATTGCCAGCGTATGGGCCATTATCTGGCGCATGCCGGTAATGTACTGCCCGTCGTGCTGCGAGGCGCGGGAATAGGGTGGGTTAGCGTAGGCTGCGCCGTTTAGCTCTGCCAGACGTTCAGACCAGTTCTGCGAAAGTGCGTTATCTTCGGCGCTGTAATACGCCTCGCATTTGGCATTACTCTCATCGGCGAAGAGGTCCAGCACGAACGGACCGAATATCGAATTTATGCCCCACCAGAGCGGATCAGGTGTTCGCCATTGGTCGCCGATCTGTTTGAGTTTATGTGTTGGCTGCTCACGAAGTGTATTGAGTGCTGCACAATAAGGACTTTGGGATATTACTTCAGGCGGTTCCACATCATCTGCGAGTAATACCTCACAGCTTTCTGAGCAAGATCCTGATTCATAACCGCCAGTCCCACGTATCGTTGAGGCGATTTCTTCGCGGCTTATATCCGAATACATGGCAATTATTCCCTCTAAAGAATTATTGTCGCGGTACATGATTTTGTTTTCTTGCTGACGTCTATCAACGACGCGCACGCTATTACTTTCAATAACGGATCTAAACTTTTCTGCCATCTCAGGTTCATCACGTGTCGCTAAAGCGATTTTATTAACGCCTTTCTTTATGCAGAAAACGCAGTTTCCAAGATGCTCGGGTAAATCAAGGTCAAAACTCTGTTGCTTCCACCAGTTAAGAATGTCGACTTTTTCCATGTCGCATATATCAGCGAAATAGCTTATGCCTTCTTTAACCTTGAGCCTTTTGGGTTCGTCAACGCGTATGCCAAGCCAGGTATGATAGTTTTTGAAATGTTCTTTGCAGTAGCGCTGAAAAGGTTCGAGCTTCATAGTCCTCGTGCAGAATGGACCGTGAATGTAAGGCGTGCCGTATTTATCGCAAATATCTTTCCATGGGCCTAGATCTGGACCAATGTCATCAATACTTATTTCTTTATAGCTATTTGGCTTACCTAATTCAGAATTAACAACAACACGTAAGCAAATAATTTCAATACCCCAATACTTCGAAATGTTTTTAATGAACTGATAAGTTTTAGGATGTTCAGCGCCCGTGTCTAAGAAAACATATTTAACGATATTTCCTTTTGCACGACGCTGCTCCATCAGATATACGAGACGACCAGAGGTGCGTCCACCTGAAAAACTGACCACATCGACAATGTGATCATCATTAATGTGCTCGGTCATTTTATAGCCTTAAATTAGCGCCTGAATTTTTTAGATAGGTCTATTTGGTAGTAAGAACAAAAGTCCACTACATACGGGCATTCGGCGGGAGTTTCGGTTTCGTTCACTACGTCGCAGCCGCCTTCATGAAGGCAAATGCAGTTCAGGCAACTGAGACGATTTTCAAAGCAGTTTTTTGCCATCTGGTAGCCATTGCAACGGCCACCACTGAAGCGATGCGGGAAATCATAGGCGGAACAGCAGCAGGTAACCTGACGGCCGTTCCAGTAGGCTTTCCCTCAGGTGACTGAGTCTGCATTTGCTCACCTCACTGCAGATAAAGCTCAAGACAAAACATTGCCATGAGCATCAGGATCCAGACGCATCCAGAAACGGAAACGTCATACAAGGGTTTGTGCCGTGCGTAGTGCGCGAGTAATTTTGTTTTCATCGGGATGGGGACGTAAAAAAACCGCTTTCGCGGTTTAGGGTTAATCAGACACTTTTCCATCTAGGGAGAAGCCGTTCTGTTTTACTCTGCTCAATAGAAAAATGGGCATATGCGAAATTAAATGCTTCATTTTCTGAAGCAAACAAACGGTCGCTGATCGGCTGCCACAGCCTTTCAGCGCAACTGAGGATTAATGCCATCCAGCCAGCATCGACAGGTTTTATCATGTACCCAGGAATGTAGAGATATTCTTTGCCTAAGTTTGGCTCAGTGTCACCCTGATCCAGAAAATAGAAGGTTAAACCGCCGCTGACAAACCTGCGCATACATACCACCAAATTACTGTTTATTTATACAGTAATTTAGCGCCTGACTTCCGCACATTCAAGCTGAGAAATCGGCTCTCGTTTAAGCAACTGTTCTTTAACGTGTTCGCAATCGGCCATGGTTGGATAGATGTCTTCACTGACCGGAACGGGGGTGACAGAAGAAATAATGAGGACGAAGCCGATCAGCATAGCGCGTCACCTTTGTGAATAGGGGGTTGTTAATCTATAGTTTTAGGCAATAAAAAACCCCGCCGGAGCGGGGTTTGAGGCGAAGAAATAAATTAAGTGATTTTTGTGTCGTCAAATATATGATGTTTGTAGTTACTGCCGACGTATCTGTAAATCCCATCAAAGGTGAATGGGGTTGCTAAATCCTTAACATCATAAAAACCATCTCTATTGAATGATGTCAGTTCGGGATGCAGAACTTCATCATTATCAATGACTATTACTCTATGATGAATAACCGTCGGGCTAAACTTAACGTAAGCCGCCTCGCCCTGGGCATTATAATTCTTACCATTTATTTCAATGTTGATTGGCACGAATTTACCTCTCATCGCTTATCCTCCCTTTGATAGACCGGGTCTGTACCCCGTGGTAACTTCATCGACTCTTCGCGGTAAAACTTGAGCCTTTCCCTGAAGTATTCCTTAAGTGTTTCCGGCTGCTGCATCTCCACTTTCATGGGGATAATCGGCATGTTCATACGCTCCTTGTACGCAACGCCAGACGCGACTAAATCCACGTTAACCTTATCGCGTTCTTCTTTGCTTCTTGCTGCTATGTTGTGTGATATTCGGATCATTCTTCTATTGGTGTAGGATTATGGGAAATTATTGCATGTTCTAAATCTTCGTCATTCGGAAGATTGCCCTTGCAGGCCACCAAATAAGAGTTTCCATTTCGTGATTTGAATGTTGTGACATTGAAATTATGCCTGAAATCCAATGGCTCTGGTGCTGCTCGTTCCAATTGATTTTGCGTAAATTCGATTTTAGATAAGTAACTATAAACGCCACCATTCTCGATATATTCGTGATATCTCTTTTCGCCTCTCCATCCTTCTCCAAAAAGCATCAAATCGGGCATACTGACCTCTAGACACATTATGACATGTTTTAACTTTAGCTTTGTTTTTGGATTACTCAATTTGGATAGCACTTTAAGCGTTTCGCATACCCTAAAAAGTGATTGTTTGAGAACCGCCTCAGATGCAGGCGGTTATGGTGAGCGGTAATCAAAATTTCGTTTTTTTATACTTGGTCAGAATGGAATATCGTCGTCGAAGTCAGGCGGAGGATTATTGTTTCGTCCACCTCCGGTGGCTTGAGCAAGACGTGAATTGTTGTTTCCAGTTGCGGTATGCTGGTTGCCGCCCAGCATAGAACGTTGATTGCTTGCGCCCATGCCGCTCATGGTCTGCTGGGTTTGTGGCTGTCTTTCATCGCGATCGGTAAGCACGGAAAGCAATTTATCTATGGCTTCGGCGGGAAGATTCTCCATTGCCTCTTTGTACGTCTTGCGTGTCTTGGTGCCAAATGCCTGACGGATTTCGAATTTGTAACCATCGCCGCCATTTTCTTTGGTGTACAAAACCTTTTGCAGCACAAAACCAATCGGCTTTCCTTCCAGATCCTTACAGTGATATTCCGGACCGTTTTCGCCCTGAACCTCAGTTGAAAATAGCTGCTTGGTTTGGGTGAGCCCCATAATTGCGTTAATCATCGCGGTACCGCCTTTAAGCGGATTTCCATCGCGGCCAATATATGAAACGCGAAGGTAGTTGATCGAGCCCACATCCGAATCGAGGGAGAACTCCATGGACTGGGACTGTGAATCACGCCCGCTGGTAAACACAGCGCTGCGGATAGTGCCTGTATAGGCACCTGTTTCAGATGCGCCGCCCGGGCCGGATGCCTTGGCTGATTCTGGGTCAAAAGTGAAAATTGGCTGCTGCATTATGCGGTTACTCCGTAATTAAGTTCGTAATAGTCCCGGATCGCCGTATCAACAGCGTTCAGGTCGTTATCAATCTGGAATTGGTCGAACAGGCCGATCGGGGATTTAACCGGGTCCGTGCCGTCCGACTGGGTAGTGAAGTAATAGCGCCCGTCAGTCACGCCGGTACGTAGGGCAATACTGAACATCCCCTCAACCGTGATTTTTTCGTCCAGCATTTTGCCGATCGTCTTCATCTTGATACGGCCGGCTGGTGTCTCTTCAGTGTGAGCGAGGAAATAAACAATCAAATCGTCTTCCGCTGCCTGCGCCGCCCGGATTACGTCCCATGCGCCGCCCCCGATCTCCGTAAACTTCTCGAACGACTTTTCACTGCGGCGCCGCATGAACTGGTTACCCATCACATACTGAAAATCGTCTACGACCACGAACTTCTTACCGGCGCGGCGGGCGTGAGTGATGATCAGCACAATGTCGCCAGGCACATCAGTAAAAAACACGTTGCCGGTTTTGGCGGTGAAATCGCGGGGTTTCCAGCCAGAGGATTTAAACGGGAGACGTTTGTTTTCCGGGTTAACCAGAAAGCCATCGTCAGGTTTCAGGTGCATCAGGCTGGCTGACTTGCCGGAACCGGAATCACCCAGAATAAGAACCGGAATGCCCATATCAGCCCTCCAAGTAATGTTGCATGGTAAATTTCTGGTCTTCATCCAGATCCATATTTGCCAGCGCCCAGCGGAGATAACCCTGGTCCTGTCCGGCAATTTCTTCGAAGGTTTTGCCCTTATGCTTGCCAAAGCGCATCGTGTGAAGCAGGGAAGGCCGTGCAGATATGTCGCGCATCTGGGCTATCGTCAGGCGCGCGTCACGGTTCAGTCGCAGCAGAAGCGCCGCCGTAACGTAACAGTCGTACAGCGCCCGGTGCGCGTGCAGGTTTTCAGGCACATCAACATCGAGCATGAAGTGATAACGCAAATACTGGTTGGAGTGGCTTTCCAGCTCCGGATAAAGCTTGCGGGCCAGCTTGAGAGTGCAGATCCACGGCGCGGTTATCTGTGGCAGCTTTGGCCGGTCAAACGCTGCGTTGTGCGCCACGTAAACGTCGGCACCCAGATAACGGTCAATTACATCGCTGAGCGGCAGGGCATCGGCAACCATCGCATCAGTGATGTGATGCACTGCCATGGCGCCAACGGTAATCGGCTCGGGCGGCTTAACAAAATCGCTCATCGGGTCACACAGCTTACCGCCAACGATGTCGATGCTGGCCAGCTCACACACGCCACCCTCAAAGCTGGTTGTTTCAGTGTCGATCACGCGAATGATGGTGGACATTCAAAGCTCCTGATTTAGCGTCCGCGTTTGCTTCACTCTGGGCCAGCTGGTGGGCCAGCATTTCCAGATCTGCCGGACTGATTTGATTTTGCTCACAAAGCGCCAGGATGGTACTCAGCGCCAGCGAGCGCATGGCCTCGTTAATGGCGAATTCAGTGGGGATGGTTGTCACTGTCATAACAAACACATTCCCGCCACCACACACAGTGCAATAAGCAAAGGTGTCAGCCAGTGACGCGGCTTTGGGTGGAAATCAGCGCCCGTCAGGCGATGTTTGAACTGCAGGCGTTCGACAGGGGTCATGAGATACGTCTCCTTAGTTTGCCCTGGCGCGCTGCCGGGACGCGGATTGTTTGCTGGTAAAGAAGGGCGCAGCCTTTGTCGCTGCAAAATGAACGGACCTCGCTGCGGTTCCAGAACCTGATAGCAACTTGCTTTATGTCCGTTGGGTGCCGGAACCGGGCGCAGTATTCGCAAAGTTCCGATTCAATAAATTCCGTGCCTGACTCGAGTAACAGCCATTCGAAATGGCGTTCCCGCTGGCCGTTCGCATTGATGTAATACACAAAGGTTTCATCCTCACCCTTGTAATTGGGTTCGATGGTGCAGCCGTCGAAAATGACGATGCGGCTGCCGATACGGATCGGCGTTCCCTCGGGCAGCTCGCTGATGCGCTGCCGAGTCAGTTTTGGAATGAAATTCATGGATACCTCGGAGCGCTGAAAAGCAGTCAAAAAAATGCCCCCGAGGCGGGGGCGAAAGACTACACAGCAATGTGGGGTTGTGGCGCCAGGTGCTGATCTTCTGGTTGTCTCGATGGACTGCAATTCACCACAACGGCTGAGAGCATTAATCGGTTCAGGGAGGTCTTCTGGAGTTTCCTTCGCCACAGAGAAATGCTCTCACCGTTGTGTGCCGTCTCTTCCGGCTGTCATCTGGATTGAACTCGCCCAGAACGAGATTGAAGGATTAACCGCTCCCTACAGCGTGCCGGGCTTCCACCGGCTCCCATCTATTTTTTAAGCCACTCAGATATTGTCTGGGCTTGCCCTGGTGAGGCGAAAAACTTACTGACCAGTTCGTTTTGATGCTGCGCCTGCTATCTCACGCAGCTCAAAAAAACTTAAAAATATTTGCGCTTAGCACACTACATCCCGCCAGTGTTGCCCTTTCGCCGCCTTCACTTATGCGTAGGGGTAGCCTTCTCACCGACCGGATCGCGCCCGGTGATACGCCGCATTTATGCGTTGGGGTCTAAACAAGGTTCGTGTGCTGTTTCGACTTTGCTGATTGTTAAAGAGCAGAACAGCTTTCTGCGGTGGGCTGCGTCGTGCTGTGATTTGAAGTTTATTAAACTATAAACTTACACGTCAAGTAAACACTAAACATAAAGACGAAGTTAACCATTAACTAATTAAAAGTTAAGTGAATTTATTTTTTAATTCAGGCGGGAAGACAAAAACACCAGCCGAAGCTGGTGTGTTTTAAGGAAGGTTGGTTATTTTTGCATCAACGACAACGCCAATAATACGGCAGTTGCCGTTGATCTCCATCAGCGGGTATTGAGGGTTAAGGGGTTTAAGAAACTTTCGGCCTGCATCCATTACGAGTTTTTTGAAAGTTGCTTCATTCTCTGAGTCTAATTTAGCAACAACAAGCTTACCGCTTATTGCCTCAACCTCTGGGTCGACAAGAATCATCATTCCCTCTGGGATACTCAACCCTACTGGAGATGTCATAGAATCGCCCTTCACCTCTAGCCAGAATGAGTATTCTGAGCAATCCACGGTGGTTTCATACCATCTATCAATACTTTTTCGATGATAAGGCTCAATAGCCTCTGCCCACTCTCCAGCACTAACCCAGCTGATCACCGGAAATTTTCCTTTAGGTTGATTCGGTCCCTTATAAACCACGTTCGCATACGTTGTCTCAGGGCTATCAGCTTCTTCATCGAGATAACCCGATGGCATGCCATAAGAAGCCTCAATCCTCCGCGCAGCTTTTTCCCCAAACGAGGCTTTCCCTCCCATCAACTGGGATAGGTAGCTTTTCTCATTTGTGGGAAGCGTCTTATTGGAAAACCACGCTTTAAGGCGCATTCGCCGATTGTCAGTAATGTTCATTTCGCCATTTTGATTAGTAATAACTAAACAAGCAAATGCTTGACGTTAAGTTTAGTGTTTAATAAACTCCAGCAAAAAATGAGGTGTCCTATGGATCTAAAAAATTACATTGATGCATTAGAACGTGGCGAAGCAAAGAAGTTAGCAACCGCTTTGGGCGTATCAAGTTCGTTCCTCTCTCAAATGGCTTCTGGTCGCAGTCCTATTTCACCTGCTCGGTGCGTTGAAATTGAGCAGGCTACAAACAAAGCAGTTACGCGCAGAGAACTGCGGCCGGATGACTGGGAACGGATCTGGCCTGAGCTTTCTGCATCTTAATTCACTGACTCTAAGGAAGAAAATAAATGGAATCGTCTGCAATTTCGAGCAATTCGGTACGTGTTAACTGCAAGCCGGAAACGTTGGAGAGCTTTTTTCACCGTGAGGCAATCACTCAAGGTAATAAGGCCCTAGCGCTCGATATGGGGATTCATCCTTCTGGTCTCAGTCGTCAGAAGATCCGCATCTGCCAACTGGCATGCCGAATGATTCATCAACTGGGTTTACCAAAGGGATGCATTGCTGCACCGGGCTGTGAGCAAAACGTAATTTTGACGGGTGAAGAGGCGCGAACGCTCTTATCCATGCTTGAGCACATACGTGTGAAAGAGGGGGGCGCTGGTGGATGAAAGGTTTGTTGAAACCGATAAGCGCTTTCGGGATAAGCGCGGCATTGTCGTGCGCATCATCAGTTATGACAGGCAGGAACGCAGGGTCATCTTCATGCGGCCTGATTACGAACATCTGTGCTGTGTGCCGAAATGGTACTTCGAGAAGTATTTCATTGAGGTGGGAAAGAGCGACTGAACAGCGGGAACTGTCCAGTCGTGTACAGCGTTGCTTTTGGGAAGCGAGGTCAATTATGCGACAAAAACGCCGGAAACCGCAACAAGAAACTACTGTACATAAAGACATGGCGCGCGAAGAGTTAGTGCGCCAGTATCCCCCTGAAGTCGGACGTCAGCTGCGCCAGGTGCTGGAGCAGGTAAAGCGCGAGAGGTCAGGGCATGAGTAATACCGCTGAAATTATCCATTTTCGTGCTCACAAAGAGCATGGGGAGCTACGCATGGCCGATACCGATGACGGTTATACACGGCTGGCTAATGAGCTGTACGAAGAGCTGATCGGCGCTAACCTCACCCGTAACCAGGCGAAGGTAGCGCATGCTGTTTGCCGCAAAACTTATGGCTTTAACAAGAAGCTGGACCGTATTTCTGATAGCCAGATTTCTGAGCTTACCAAGCTGCCACGCCAGAAGGTAAACAAGGCCAAAAATGAGTTGATCGCCATGCGCGTTCTGCTCCGTGTAGGGATGCATATTGGCCCAAATAAGCACCTTTCGGAATGGCAAATACCACAGTGTCACCAAGATGGTGTCACTGTCACCAAAACAGTGACAAATAGTGTCACCAAAACAGTGACAGGGTTGTCACCAAAACAGGGACACACAAAAGACACTATTCAAAAGACAATAAATACAGATCCCCCTAAAGCCCCCAAGGGGGAATTTTCGGAGGAAGTTTTATCACAGGCAAAACAAGTCCTGGAGTATTACAACGAGGTCACAGGCACCACCTGCCGCTCTGCAGAAGCCTTTGCCGTTTTACTTACTGAACGTCCATCCCGCGAAGCCTACACCGTTAATGACCTCAAGCTGGTGGTGCGCTGGGTCGCGGAGACGTGGAAACGCCGCAACGGTACGGTCGCTAAGCCCGCCAATATCTGCCGTGTGAACCGGTTCGACGGCTATCTGGCTGATGCGACTCGGTGGAGTGAAAACCAGGTTGATGTCGATTGCGGGGCGGTGATCGATGCCTACAACGAACTGGCGAACGGTCGTCTGATGTATGCGGAAATCGATGAAGATAGGGTGATAGCTATCCGTCATCTGGCGACACATTTCCCTCGCAGCAAGCCTGCTAACGAATGTTTTCGCCATTATTTCAGTGCTTTTTTCAATGAGGCCCGCGACTCGTTCTTTGGCAAAAGCAACAGTGGCTGGCACGCCAATTTCGACTGGCTGATGAAGCCTGACACACTGCTGATGGTACGGAGGGGCAACCATGTCTGATCTGTATCTCGAAGCCAGTGTGCTGGGCTGTCTGCTTCACTCAGGTTTAACGCCCGATGCCTATGACGTGCTCGGTACCGTCGAGCCAGCAGCGTTCACGAATCCTTTTTACTCAAAGCTTTATACCGAGATTAAGCGCCAGGCGACGCAGAAAAAAATGATTGATGCGCTGCTGGTGGCAGAGGCTATGGGCAGTGAAAACGGTATTTTTGCTGACGTCATGGAAACCATGAAGATGGTGCCCAGTGCGGCGAACATGAAGGGCTATGCAAAAAGCCTCAATGAAAAATACATGGTCCGTGGCTTTGTCAGCCTGATGGAAAGCCATTACGAGAAAATCACCAGCGCTTACAACCACGATACCGCGATGGAAGGTATCCAGGACTTTACGCGCCAGCTGATGAACATCAGTCGGCCAGATGAAGAGGTGCTTCCGATCCGCGCGAGTGAACTGCTTAACGGGTATATGGATACACTGGAAAAACGTGTGGGCGGTGATGAAGAGTCGAACACCATTAAAACGGGTATTGATGATCTGGACGAAATCACAGGTGGATTGAACGACACAGACCTGATCGTTATCGCTGCACGCCCGGGCATGGGTAAAACCGAGCTGGCACTAAAAATCGCCGAAGGCATAGCCCAGCGTACTGTTTCGCTCGGAACTGAGCGGGTACAGCGTGGCGTTCTGATTTTCAGTATGGAAATGCAGGCAGGCCAGATCATTGAGCGCCAGCTGGCGAACGCGTCCAACGTATCCGTTTCCAAACTGCGCAAAGCCAGCCACCTTGACGATGAAGACTGGGGCCGGATCTCCATGGGTCTGGCTGAGCTTGCGAATCTTGATGTCTGGGTTGTCGATGCGACAAACCTCAGCATTGAACAAATCAGGGCGGTGGCCACTCGTCACAAAAACCGTTATCCGGGCCTGTCTCTGATCCTGGCTGACTATCTGGGGCTCATCAAAAAGCCATCGGCAGAACGTAATGACCTGGCGATCGGCGAGATTACACGCGGCCTTAAAACCATGGCGATGGAGCTTAATACACCCGTCATCTGCCTCAGTCAGCTGTCGCGCGAAGTGGAAAAGCGCCCAAACAAGCGCCCGTTGAATGCCGATCTGCGTGACAGTGGCAGCATTGAGCAGGACGCAGACGGCATCTGGTTCATTTATCGGGATGGTGCCTATAACCCAGACAGCCCGGCCGCGCACCTGGCTGAAATCATTATCGGTAAAAACCGTCATGGCCCACAGGGCGGCGTTGTTTATCAGGAATTCCGAAACGGCCATTTCCGTGGAACAGATCAGGCAATAGCGGCGCAGATTGTTCGCGAGAGACCGGCGCAGGCTGGCCGGGATAAATCATCACGCAATGGTAATGAAGCAACGGGGAGACTATTTTGATCGAAATCTATGACATCACGCCGCTGGGCAAGCCCCGCCAGACTCAACGTGACCGCTGGGCAAAACGGCCGGCTGTTCTCCGGTACCGGGCATTTTGCGATGAAGTGCGCTTGAACCAAATCCAGCTGCCTGACAGCGGCTGTCACATCACGTTTGTATTGCCCATGCCCGACAGCTGGAGCAAAAAGAAGCGTGCGCAGTTCAGCGGCCAGCCCCACCAGCAAAGGCCCGATGTCGATAACCTGCATAAAGCGTTGATGGATGCTGTGTTTGAAGAAGACAGCGCCGTATGGGATGCACGTATTACAAAAATCTGGGGAGAAAAAGGGCAGATAAGGATCGAGAGCATTGCCTGAAATAATAAACGCAGCAAAATTCAGTAAGGAGAATCACCTTGAACCTTGAAAGCACGATAAAATTTTTCGCACCTAAATCACCCATGTTCAGCGATTCTCCACGGGCAACGGCCAGTGACAGCCTGGATATTTCAGATGTGATGGCATCCTTCGGGCTGACTGGCGCGCAGGCTCGTTTCGGATTTGAATTATTCCTGTCCAAGCATGGCATCACGTCCAGTGATCGCGCTGTAGAAATGTTAACTGAATTCGGTCTGAGTAAGGCGGGGCTTTTCCGGGCAGTCGCCGAACTCGATGAGAATATTAAACGCGAATTTGTGCAATTGCTCGCAACGTTTGCCTACATGGACTATTCGCGCAGCGCGGCCAGCACGCGTACCTGCACCTGTTGCAGTGGTACCGGGTTTATCAACGCTGAAGTATTCAGCACCAAATCACATATGCCCTTCGCGGCGCGGGATCTGGTTAAAGCATCTGTACGCTGGGGTGTTAAAGATTTCATACCATCCAGTTATGAAAAAGTCCGAGAGGTAAGAGAGATTCAGCGTGTCCGTTGCGGCACCTGTGAGGGGAAAGGCGTGATCAGCAATGCGTGTCGCTGTCATGGTAAAGGCAAAGTGCTGGACATTGAGCAGAGCGAGATTCAGGGCGTACCTGTCATGAAAACCTGCAACAAATGCACCGGCCGCGGTTATGCGCGCCTGCCTGCTGAAACTGTGCGCCGTGCTGTTGGGTATGCCGTTATGGCAGTGAGCCAGCCAACGTGGTCACGCAATTTTAAACCGTTCTATGAAACGCTCATTACCCAGTGCCACAAGGAAGAGTCCATAGCGGGCGATATGCTGCAGCGAGTGACGGGAAACAGCGAAATTAGGCACGCGAAGCAATAAGATTTATCTCATGTATTGACGGCGTGAATAAAATAGACCATTATCACGCTAATGATGGAATTTCTGTGTGCTGTTCATCAGCGCAAATTTAAAAGAGAGACCTCAAACCACATCAAGGCTCGCCACTGGCGGGCTTTTTTATTGGCAGGTTAATACATGTCCCAAAACACTTAGCGATAAAAAAACCGCCTTTGTCTTTGAGGCAACGGCGGCAAAATCTTGCAGTGTGTAATAACGCGCCATTCTCTCATCATGGCGTCATAAATTTAATCTTTGGAGACATGAGCCAATACGCTGATAAACACCTATATCCATGGTCTTTTAAGGCTTTCAAAATAGTTCATCAGAATGCTTTAAATAGGTAAAGTAGTAGCTTATGCGGTGAATCCCCCTGCGCGGCGGGGCAAAGCCAGTATGTCCTAAATGTTGCGGGTCAGGTTCTGGCTTTTCTGATTCACCGGGAGGCACCCGGCATCGCATACCTGTTACCACCTATTTCACAGCACTCTAAAACCAGCGTGGGTAGTCAATTAAATTAGCTGTACTTAAGTTTAGGTTTGGTAGCACTAAAGGATAGTTGTTGTTATGGCGGAAAATGTACAGAATTGCTTATGTATTTCAAAAAAAATCCCTCAAGTCATCTAAGGTCTCGGCAACCAGGTAGGGATGGCAAGAGGGAAGCCAAAACGGCCAACTCCAGGGAAAATCCTTAATAATCATAACACAGTTTTATAAATATTTTGATTGATTTGAGTCAATAACTGAAGCCTGCTTATGCAGGTTTTTTTATGATTTTGAATTTTGGCTATTAATCCCATAATGGTTTTTTATGCTTACCCTTTGTCCGTGCAAGGTTTATATCTTGTGATTCAGGCGCAGGGCGTTCCCATATAGAGCAAAATATCGTAATGGATTCTTGGTAGAACTTGTGGTTATCAGATTTGTCTTATACTTTCCTTCGTTACAGAAAGGGAAGGGGTTTGAAAATATCGAAAAGAGTGACATGGCTGTTGATGTTATTGTTTTGCGTGGTTGTATGGGGGTTGATAGCCACTGCAGTTGCTTTCGCTGGAGAGGACAGAAAGTTCACCCCTAAGACTCAGCCCGGCCAGTCAAATTCTCAGGTCGATGCGGAAAAAATCAGGAAGCTAGACCTTAATGCACAGCAAAAAAAATTCATTGAGTCGTTAATTGAATCACCGTCAGAAAAATTAAGCGGTAACTAAAGAGTCAACGAATTTTTTTAAAAATAGCCTAAAGGCCGCTTTCGAGCGGCCTTTTTTCTTTGGTGCGAGCAACGTTATATGCCCCGGGGTTTTCAGAAACAGTTTGCTTTGCGCATAAAAAAAGCCGCGCTTACTTGGGGGGCGCGGCAAAAGTAGGACCAATGTAGTCGGAACTTAGGTCAGGGCCTGAAATGACCCTGAGCAATTTATACTCTTAATCCCTCTGTTATTTTTGATAATTAATGTCTTCAAAGATGCTGCGGCCCCTGAGGTTTTTTCACCTTCAGCGTCGGTTATTAAGCAAAAAATACTTTCTATTCCTTCATGTTGAGTGCTGCACACTCCAATTACACACAGCTTCCGTACTTACGGAGGTAATCATATGGTCAAAATCATGCCTGACAAAATTGCATCAGCAGTCAGCTACTGCGTGTCTGGCACGCTTGTTTGTGGGGGAAGCGTGGCACAGTGGATACAAAGCGTCGACTGGAACAAGGTGGCGATCATCAGCGGTGTGGTGATTGGTGCGGCAACATTTCTGCTTAACGCCTGGTACAAGCGCCAGATTCTCAAAACTTACCGTGATGCAGTCGCACGCGGGATCATTTCTCCACCATCACAGGATGATTAATCATGGCGATGTCATCCAGGCTTAAAAAGAGCCTTAGCGCTGCAATGCTGGCTCTTATCGCTGGTGGTGCATCCGCTCCTGTCCTGATGGACCAGTTTCAGCAGGAAAAAGAGGGTGCACGTCTCATAGCTTACGCTGACAACGGCGGCATATGGACAATCTGCGGCGGCGTGACGCGCGTCAACGGCAAGCCGGTAGTTAAGGGCATGAGCCTGACCGCTGATCAGTGCCGCTCTATCGACAGGGCAGAGCAGGCCAAAGCGTTAGCATGGGTTGATAAAAATGTTCACGTACCGCTGACAGATCCGCAAAAGGTCGGCATAGCGTCATTCTGTCCATGGAACATCGGGCCTGGTAAATGCCTGCCATCAACGTTCTACCGGAAACTAAATGCAGGCGATCGCCTGGGTGCATGCGCAGAGATAAAGCGCTGGATATTTGACGGCGGGAAAGATTGCCGCATTCGCTCGAATGGCTGTTACGGACAGGTTATTCGCCGTGACCAGGAATCAGAGCTTACCTGCTGGGGGCTGGATCAATGACATGGCTGATTAGTAACTGGCGTGTTGTGCTGGCGTTCCTGCTGGTGGTGCTCATAGCCGGGTTGTTATTGGCTGTGGGGCGCTACCGTGACAACGCCCTGCATTTTCAGGAGCAGCGAAATGCGCAAAAGAACATTGCCGACACGCGCCAGGCAACCATTGACGATATGCAGCGCCGCCAACAGTCTGTCGCGGCAATCGATGCCAGATACACGAAGGATTTAGCCGATGCGCAAAAAACCATTAGCGATATGCGTAGGGATGTCGATTCTGGGGCTAAGCGCCTGCGCGTCTCAGCCAAATGTGATCGGCCAGTGTCCGGTAAATCCTCCACCACCCGCATGGATGATGATGGCAGCCCCCGACTTACAGACGCCGCTCAGCGGGATTATTTCACCCTCAGAGAGCGAATCGAAACCGTCACAAAGCAACTGACCGGCCTGCAGGATTATGTGCGTCAGGTCTGCTTAACTCCAGCACCTTCAAAAGGTAAATAAGCCCATGTACACCACTACCGCACTCATTTCGTGTGCGCTGATTGCGCTCGTCACTGGTTTCGCTGCTGGCTGGCTGGTAGGCCTGTTCCGCTGGAAGAACAGCCCGCAGAAGGCAGAGGCCGAATCAACAGCAATCCGTGACGGCTGGCACGATGTAGAGCAGCGCTTTCAGGCTCAGATTGACGAACTCAAAATCAAACTGGATGAGCAGGCCATCGCTCAGCCGCAGGAGGCGCAGAGTGAAGCGCCAAAAAAGATTTAACCGACGCCTGGAATAATGACCGGGCTTTACCCACAAAAGAGGAAGTAAAGATGTCCGAACCACTGTATGACGGTACTACCGCGACCACTGCACAGCCGGTCACAACACCAACCGATAAAACTGATGCCGTACTGGCAAAGGTGAAAGAACTGCTGAAAGTGGCTGGCCATGACGTTGATTCTGTATTCGACGATGTGGCTTCACTGGCTAAAAAACTGGCGTAGTCATCACAGGGCGTATTTACGAGTGCGCCCGATGATGATTTTGATCTACTTGGTGATATTATCATGCCTTCATGAACGGAGGTATGCATTGTGTCAGCTATAAGTCACATTAAAAATCCGCTTACAATCATAGGGATATTTGCAGGTATCGTTGAGATCTCAGCCAACGTGGTCCTGCCTTTATTGGATACCACTAACCAAACAACATATCTTTGGTTTTTGATGCTATTCCCTACCGGATTGGTGATTGTTTTCTTTGCCATACTGAATTGGAATCACGGAGTTTTATATGCTCCAAGTGATTTTAAGAATGAGGATAACTTTGTGCAAATACACGGTAACCAAAAGGTTAACCTAGATGGCGCAAAATTTGATATTACAGGAATAGAGTCAGTTGATGGTGGTGGATTGCAATGAATGTTGAAGGCGGAGAATTTTCGAACACGCGTGTCTTGCTGGACGGCGTGAAATACAAAAATGTGACATTCAATAACTGTGTGATGGTCTTGACTGGCGAAAAATCCGGAGATATGTCACTGGTTGGGTGTTCGTTCAACAATTGTAGGTGGCACTTTGAGGGCGCTGCGGGGAATACGCTGAATTTTGTTAACACGTTAGCAAATGCAATGGGACCCATAGCAGGTAGGAACTTTTTAAAAAGTTTGTTTCCTAATCATTTCTAATAAGCCGCCTCCGGGCGGTTTTTTATTGGGGCTAAAATGTCACGTTTGAAAGTCGAAATCCTCCCCCCAGCCAATGCCGATATCGACGGTGTGCTGGGCGAGATTGAGCGCAAGTACGCCCATAAGCCTGCCACGGCTGAAACCATTGCTGATATGGAGCGCGAAGCCGCCAGGCTGATTCGACGCCTCATTACCACCAAAGTGACTTTCGTCAGGAGTTGACATGGCAAAGCCGGACTGGGGAGACCTTCAGAGTCGGTTCCTGTCCGAGCACGCCAAAAGCGGTATATCACCGAAAGACTGGTGCGAAGCGCAGGGACTTAATTATTCATCTGCGCGGCGTTATATCAAAAAGCCGGCTGCGCAAAATTCTGCGCAGAAGAGTAGCGCCAGTGTGCGCAAAAGTGAAACTGCGCAACAGCCAGACATCAATGACGTACAGGACACTGCGCAGGAATTTGATGTGCGCAGTTATGGCCTGACAGAGCAGCAAATCAGGTTCGTAGAGGAATATCTCATCGACCTCAACCGCACCGCCGCTTATAAGCGGTCTGGGTACAAAGGCGAGGGCAATACGGCTTACGTTAACGCATCACGCATGCTAAGAAATGCTAAGGTCGGCCAGGCTGTGCGGGATGCAATGGACGCCCGCGCAAAGCGCACGCAGATTAATCAGGACTCAGTGCTGCAATGGTGGTGGGACATAGCGACCGCCGATGCGACACAGCTTACTGAACTGCACCGCTATTGCTGCCGTTACTGCTGGGGATTTGGTCATAACTATCAGTGGCGCGATATGGTCGAGTTCGAAGAAAAGCGACTGGAGGCGGTCGAGCGCAAAAAGCGTGAGCCCAATGACTCTGGTGGGTTCGGCTACGATGCCATGATTGACCCGAACCCTGAATGCCCGCGCTGTAATGGTCTGGGTCTGAGTCGTCCGGTCTTTCATGATACGCGCGATGCTACCGGCGCGGCGCGGCGTTTGTTTGCAGGAATCAAAGAAGGCAAATTCGGGCTTGAGATAATCACTCGTAATCAGGACGAAGCGTTGAAGATGGTTGCGCAACATCTGGGCATGTTGAAATCGAAGACCGAAATCAGTGGACCAGAAGGTGGACCAATACAGACTGAGCAGGTTAATTTAACGCCTGACGAGGCCGCAGAGCTTTATCGCAAAATGATGGGATAACTGCCGGAAATAGCGGTTTCGTTACCTTTTTCGCCTATGCATTTTCGGGCCGCTTTTATGCATCGTTTATGCAGTCCGTTTTCAGCTTTTCCGCAATGAAATCATCATGAAAAACGTCTTTAGCGGCTAACTGCGAGTGAGTGCTGTTTCGCCAGGGCGGGTAACATCCCTTATGTTAAATAGGGGCCGAATGGCCCCAAAATGTTGTATCTTATGAACTAACCACGTGCGTTACGGCCTGGCTCATCTTCTGCTACGCGATAGCGCCAGTAGAAACCTGACCTAACCCAAACGACATTATCAGGTGTTAACTTTTTAAATGCATCTAAAACAGGTCTTGCCAATACTTGATTTCCATCTGCGTTTTCAATCAAGAAGGATTCCTGTCTGGATCTGACTAAAAAGTCAACTACATCATCTTGATATAAGCAATTTTCTGCGGCTAAAGCTTTCAGCATCCATTCGGCTACATCGTTGCTAGTCATCTTTTTGTACAGGCTTCAAAGATGACTCAGGAAATCTGCCGCTCTCTAATTTTTTACCTGCAAACCACTGACAAGTATAAGTGGTAGCGGTTGGGTCAGCAGGTGAAACCTGCACTGTCATTTCAGGGCCACCAGAATTAATTTGAACAATGTCCCCAACTTTGTATTTTGCACTCATCAAAGAACCTCCGTTTTATAAGAGGCTCTAATATTATTTGTTTTCTTAATATATTCAAGAGGCTGTGCTGAGAATGCCGATCCCGTTCCCGTTCGATTTCAAGAACCCTGATTACACAAAGGTGTTCGAATGGCGGATGGAGCGGCTACAGCGGATTCGTGCTAATCCCGAAGTGCTGCCAGCGCTGAAAGCGTTCTACCGCGACAATCCTGCCCAGTTCATTATCGACTGGGGCATTACGACAGACCCGCGAAATCTTGATTACGGCCTGCCCGTGTCCATCCCGTTCCTGCTGTTTCCCAAACAGGAAGAGTGGATTCAATGGATTATGGACCGCCGCGGCAAACACGAAAACGGCATCACCGAGAAAAGCCGTGAAATGGGCCTGAGCTGGACCTCAATCGGCCTGGCCTGCTCCATGTGCCTCTTCAACAAAGAAATGGTGATCGGCTTCGGTTCGCGCAAAGAGGAATACGTGGACAGCACCGGCGACCCCAAGGCGCTTTTCTGGAAGGCGCGTAAGTTCGTCGAAATGCTGCCCGTTGAGTTTCGCGGCGACTGGAGCGCTAAAAAGCATGCGCCCTACATGCGAGTTGAGTTCCCGACCACCGGCGCAGTGCTCAAAGGTGAGGCGGGCGACAACATTGGCCGTGGTGACCGTACCACCCTTTATTTCGTGGATGAGGCCGCGTTCCTGATGCGTCCCATGCTGATCGAAGCCTCTCTGTCACAAACCACGCGTTGCCGTATCGACCTTTCATCGGTTAACGGCATGGCTAACCCGTTTGCGCAAAAGCGTCATGGCGGGCGCATTCCGGTATTCACCTTTCACTGGCGCAGCGACCCGCGCAAGGATGACGAGTGGTACCGCAAAGAGTGCGAGAAGATTGATAACCCGGTTGTCGTTGCTCAGGAGCTGGACCTCAACTATGCCGCATCGGCTGAGGGCGTGCTGATCCCGAGCGATTGGGTGCAGGCCGCTATCGATGCGCATATCCATCTGGGCATCCAGCCCACGGGCAAACGCTTGGGCGCTATGGACGTGGCCGATGAAGGACGCGACAAAAACGCCTTCTCATCGCGTCATGGCTTCCTGCTGGAGAACATCCGCGAGTGGTCAGGCGTAGGCAGCGACATTTACGGATCGGTAGAGAAAGTCTTTGGCTACTGCGAAGAGGACCGGCTCGAAGAATTTCGCTTCGACGAGGACGGCTTAGGCGCGGGCGTGCGCGGTGATGCGCGTGCCATCAACGAACTGCGCAAAGTGGCTCGCCGGCCGATGATACTGGCCACGCCGTTTCGTGGCAGCGGTGGCGTGTTCGATCCGGATGATGAGGCGGTGCGCGGCGACAATGGCCAACAGGCCAGACTGAATAAGGATTTCTTTGCCAACGCCAAGGCTCAGAGCTGGTGGTATTTGCGCAAACTCTTCCAGAACACCTATCGCGCTGTAGTCGAGGGGATGGCCTACAACCCCGATGAAATCATATCGATCAGCAGCGCCATGCCGAACAAAGACAAACTGGTCATCGAATTGTCTCAGCCGACCTACTCAATAAACGGCGTGGGAAAAATCGTCGTGGACAAACAGCCTGACGGCACCAAATCGCCTAACCTGGCTGACTCAGCGATGATCAACTATGCCCCAATGAACAGCGATCTGGACATCTGGATGCGCCTGTAACGAGGAAACGATGGCACGTAAACAAAACAGCAGCGCCGCGCAGACTCCCCAGGCTACGGCGGACAGTTATGACAACTTCATGGCCCGTGTGGGCATGCAGCAGCAGAACCAGCATGCCGCATCGTCATACCGGGCTAACTTCACCAGCCGCAACCGGCTACAGATTGAATGGGCATACCGCTCATCGGCCATCATTGGCTCTGCGGTTGATGCGGTCGCTGATGATATGACCCGTAAGGGCATTCGCATCACCTCCGAGATTGAACCGAAAGAGCGTGGCGTAATTGAGTCATTGTTTGATGAGCTGGAACTGTGGGACCGCCTGAACGACACGATCAAATGGTCGCGCCTCTATGGCGGTGCGGTCGGCTTCATCATGATCGAGGGCCAGGCACCGTTTACGCCTCTTCGGCTGGAGACTATCGGCGAGGGCAAGTTCAAAGGGATACTGCCGCTCGACCGCTGGATGATTAACCCTAACCTGCAGCGTCGCATCAGGGATATGGGCCCGAACCTCGGGAAGCCGGAACGATACGACGTGGTGACTACTGCAACGGGGATACCCGCCTGGAGCATTCATCACAGCCGCCTGATCCGCTTCGATGGCGTAACACTGCCTTATCAGCAGGCCCAGACAGAAAACGAGTGGGGCATGTCCATCATCGAACGCATCTGGGACCGACTGACCGCGTTTGACAGTGCAACCATGGGCGCGGCTCAGCTTGTCTATAAAGCCCACTTAAGAACATACAAGGTTGATAAACTTAGAGAAATTATCGGGTTGGGTGGTAAGGCGTACGAAAATCTGCTGAAAAATTTGGATCTCATACGCATGTACCAGAGCAATGAAGGCATGACCCTCATGGATGGTAAAGATGTCTTCGAGACTCACCAGTATTCGTTTGCAGGCCTGGATGATGTGATCAGCCAGTTTGCAGAGCAGATAAGCGGCGCGACAGGGATCCCGCTGGTGCGCCTCTTTGGGCAGTCGCCCAAAGGTTTTTCTACCGGCGATGCTGACCTGTCGAACTATTACGACACCATAGGTACGCAGCAGGAGCGCCGTTTGCGTCAGCCACTGCGTAAGCTGTTCGACGTGATGTATCGCTCTGAGCTGGGCAAGCCGTTGCCCGATGACTTCACGTTTGAGTTTAACCCGCTCTGGCAGATGTCGGACGTTGACCGTTCGACGGTCGCGACCAACACTGTTAACGCCATCGTGGCTGCCGTTGATGCCGGGCTGATGACGGTCAAGGCTGGCATGACGGACTTGCGTGAAAATGCAGACGTCACCGGCGTGGGTGCATCCATCACCGATGAGGATATTGAGAATGCGGAGGATGAAACGCCGCCAGGGTTCAGCGAACGGACTGACGACCCGGAGCCTGCCGAAGCAAGCAGAAAACCGGTACCGGACCAGCCTACGGCGGATAGCGCAGGCGGTGGGCGACATCGTAAATGGCCGCTACGATGGTTCAAATGACAGCGTTACCGACATCATGGACGCGCTTGAGCGCTACAGCGATATCATTGACGGCTGGGCCAACCGCGTTGCAACAGGCTTTGCTAAGGATCTGGAACGCCACAGCGAAAGGGAGTGGCGGCGTAACAGCCTGTTAATCGGTGATGAACTTCGCCACGTCATCAGCAGTACGCCCACGGGCCATGTGATGCAGAGCATCGTCGCTGAACAGGTGAAGTACATCAAGTCGCTGCCGCTCGAAGCCGCTGATCGCATCTACGATATCCAGAACAAAGCCATTGAGGCCGTTGTATCGGGCCGCCGTGCTGATTCTTTTGCGAAGGAAATAGCGGCATCCGGTGATGTGGCAATCTCCCGGGCAAAACTCATCGCACGGACCGAAACAGGTCGGGCGGTCACCGCCCTGACGCAGGCCAGAGCGCTGGCCAGTGGTTCAGCGGGCTACATCTGGCGCACGGCAGATGACGGTGATGTGCGTCATTCGCATCAGGAGATGGAGGGAAAGTTTGTTAACTGGACTGACCCGCCCACTCTTGATGGCATGACTGGCCACGCGGGCGCATTACCCAACTGTCGCTGCTGGTGTGAAGTCATATTCCCACAAAATCAACAGGCCGCTGAATAGCGGCTTTTTTTATGCCTGAAATCCGCAGGTGAACAATGAAATACCTTTTTAATTCCCGTCTGGGTGAAACCCGCTTCCGGCTTGCTGACGGTTCATTGCTGTGCAAAGACGTCCCGATCGCCCGCACAGGTTCACAGCTATACAGCGCGCTGGACCTGCCAAAGCTTGAGGCGGATTCAGACGGGGAAATTGTTGTCGAGCGCACCGATGATGAGGTGTTCAACCCCGAGACGCTCGCATCCTTCGAGGGTATGACCGTCACCATCCTTCACCCGGAGGATGGCGCAGGGAATATCAAATTTGTCGATCCGGAGAACTGGCGCGAACTGGCCGTTGGTCATGTTCAGAACGTACGGCGCGGTAGCGGCTCACAGTCAGACCTGATGATTGCTGACCTCATCATTAAAGATGAAGAGGCAATCGACTACATCGAAAACGGGCTGCGCGAGGTTTCGTGCGGTTACGACGCCGAGTATCAGCAAACCGCCATAGGCAAGGCAAAGCAGTACCAAATCACCGGAAACCATGTGGCTCTCGTCCCAAATGGCAGGGCCGGATCACGTTGCGCAATTGGAGACAGAAACACGATGGCAACTAAACAAAACTGGTTCACTCGCTTAAAACGCGCTGTGAAAACAGGCGATGCAGACACCATGAATGAGCTTCTGGAGTCGCCGCCGTCGAGCATGACGGGCGATGAAGGTGGCGATTTACCGCAGGGCGTTAACCTCAGTATCAATCTGGCGCCACAGCATCCCATGCCGGACCGAGATCCGGAAATGGGTGGACTCAAGACCGGCGACAATGAAGAGCAGATCCCTGCATGGGCTGCGGCGATCATCGCACGTCTCGACAAGCTGGAGGGCAAAACTACCGACAGCAGCGAAGACGAAGAAGATAAGCGCAAAACGGGTGACTCGGACGATGAAGACAAAGAGAAGCCAGTGACCGCCACGGGCGACTCTGCTTATCGAGCCGAACTCATCATGCCCGGTATTGACCTTACCCAGGCCATGAAGCCCACGGCGTTTAAACGTCATGTGCTGGCCTCTGCCGATCAGGCGCTGGTTCGTCAGATTGTGGGCGATGCGGCAATTAAGCAACTGCCCAAACCGCAGGTCGAAATGGCGTTCACCGCCGTTTCTGAACTGGCGAAAGGGCGCAACACGCAGGCCATCCGCACCGGCGACAGCCTGCGCCAGTCAGGCAACTCGAATGCTGACCTCAATCAGCAGAATAAAGACTTCTGGAATAAACGCTGAGGCAACTCCCAATGAATAACACGATTCTTTACCGGATGCCTGTTGGCATCGCCGGTGCAATCTCACGCCCGCAGGATCTTACCGTTGAACCGGTAATTATCAGCGCTTCAAACGCGTTTTCGGCCTATGGCCTGGCGGGAAAATTTTCAGGTGGCCTTTTCGTGCCGCTGGCTGACGGTGATACCGCTGATTTGATTCAGGGGATCTACGTTCGCCCGTATCCGACCACCTCAACGCCCGATCTGGTCCGCCAGGTGGGTTCAGATAAAAACTTTGCGGGCGATGCGCTGAAACGCGGCTACATGAGTGTGTTTGTGGGTACCGATGCCACCGCCATTACAAAGGGCTCGCCTGTATATGTGGTGTTGAGTGCCGATGCCAGCATTACCGTTCCGCTGGGCGGTTTTATGGCGACGGCTGTCAACGGCAAAACGGCGGTGCTGCCAAATGCGCAGTTCACTGGTGCGGGCGATGCCAACGGCAACGCTGAAATTTCCTACAAGATTTAAGGACACAAAATGCAGACTTTTGACCAACGCACCATTGACGGCACCGGTGCTTTTCTGGTCGGCGAGCTTGAGCGTCTCGACCAGACGCTGAACGCGCCGCTGGTAAGCTACACCTGGACGCGTGACATTCAGTTACGCGAAGACGTTTCAATTGCAGATGACATGTCGAGCTGGACCAATACCAGTTTTGCCGCAGCCGGTTCAGGCGCGAATCCCAACGGGAAAAACTGGGTAGGTAAAGACTCCACGGCGATCGCCGGTGTTAACGTCAATATCGACAAAGCCGGTAACCCCCTGAACCTCTGGGGCATGGAACTGGGCTGGACCGTTATCGAACTTAAGGCTGCTGAGCAGGTCGGGCGCCCGATCGATACCCAGAAGTATGAGGGTATGCAGCTGAAATGGCAGATGGACAACGACGAGCAGGTTTATATCGGCGACAGCGCGCTCAACCTCAAAGGGTTGCTTAATCTCGATGGCGTGACGCTGAACAATGCCCCTCAGACATGGGCAGCCTCCACCAACGACCAGATTCTGGACAGCGTGAACTCAGTGCTGACAGATGCCTGGAAAGCGTCGGCGTATTCGGTCGTTCCGACAGAGCTGCGCGTGCCGCCAGAGCAGTATGCGCTGCTGGCCAGCCGTAAGGTGTCGGAGGCGGGCAACATGTCGCTGCTGACCTACCTTTCGACCAACACCATCGCTTTCCATAACAACGGCCAGCCTCTGGAAATCAAAGCCATCAAGTGGCTGAAAGGGCGCGGCGTGGGCGGCAAGGACCGTATGATCGCCTACACCAACGATAAAAAGTATGTCCGTTATCCGCTGGTGGCGCTGCGCAGCATCCCGATCCAGTATCGCGGCCTTTATCAGCTGGTGACCTACTACGGCAAGCTGGGCGCAGTCGAGCCGGTTTACCGTGAAACCATTGCCTATAAAGACGGCATCTGACCCCCTTTAACAAGCCCCTTCGGGGGCTTTACCGGAGCCTGACATGGCAAAGAAAACACAGGTAGAAATTCTGGTTCACACGCCGTTTGTCTTCACCGACGCGAAAGGGGAGCAGACGGGATTTCTCGTCGGCCGTCACAGCGTTGATAAAGACGTCGCTGAACACTGGTTTGTTGTGGCCCATTCTGACCAGACCGGCAATGTAACAACCTCGGGAAGTGACGAAGAGTTACTGGCCGAGATTGACGGCCTTAAAACGCAGCTGGAGCAGCAGACAAAAGTAATCGCTGACCAGACTGAAGAAATTCAGGCGAAAGGCAAGGCGCTGGAAATGCTGACTAAAGAGCTGGAAGCTCTTAAACAGCCGAAGGAAAAATAAAAAATGGCGAGAAATGTGTCACTTCCGACAGTGGCCGACTTTCGCCGCGATTTTCCCCAGTTCGCTGACGAGGCGAAGTTTCCCGATTCCCAAATCACATTCCGCCTGAACCTTGCCGATCGCCTGCTCAATGAAAACGTTACGGGCCGCGAGCTTTTCCCGTATTTCACCGGGCTTTTCGTGGCGCATTATCTGGTGCTCTTTGCTGCCGATCGTCGTGCGTCACTCACGGGCGGTGCAGGCGGTTCAACCAACGGTGTGCAGGCATCCAAGTCGGTGGACAAGGTGAGCGTGAGCTATGACACCGGATCCACGCTGAATGCCGATGCCGGTTTCTGGAACAACTCACGCTACGGTGCGGAGTTCTGGCAGTTGATCATGATGTTCGGCGCGGGGGGGCGGCAACTGTGAAATCCGGTCTTGTTCTCCGTGCGGACAATGCACAGGCGGTGCTTGATGCGCTCAAAACGCTGGGTAAGCGCGACGTGCTGGTGGGTATTCCGTCTGACCGCGCTGAGCGCACTGACGGGATGGAAATCAACAACGCCGAACTGGGCTACCTGCACAGTTTTGGCGGCACCATCCGCGTGCCGGAGCACATGACCACCGTTTACCGCCAGATTGATGATGACGGCAGCTTTAAACGCAACGGGCAGTTTGTGCAGCAGGCGAAAAGCAACTTTGCCACGCAGCATAAAGTCGCTGCCTACAGCGTGCAGCTGCCGCCGCGTCCGTTCCTGCACATGGGGGTGGCGCAGTCGCGCGAAAAGGTGGCTGCGCTGATGAAGCAGGCTGCTTTTGAAGTCCTGAGCGGTAATGCGTCCCCTGCCGAAGCCATGCTGAACCGCGCAGGGACTGAGGCGGTAAACGCTGCCAGAAACGTAATTACGGCCGGTGACCAGCTTACCCCGCTTGCCGAAGCCACACTACGCGCCCGCCGCAGTCGGGGCCGCAGCGGCACAAAACCGCTCTATGACACCGGGCAACTGCTGCGCTCGATCACCTACGTTGTGAGGGATAAAAATGCCGGATCTTGACGTAACAGACATCCTTTTCGATCCCGACTTTTGCGACACCACCTTAGTTGTAAAGCGTCGCAGCATGGCCGTTGATGATAACGGGTTCGGAAAAAATACCGTCACCAGTTCCCCGTTTGCGGGTGTGGTGACGGTGGACAAGGCGCTGGAAAGCCGCAGGCTTGAGGCGGGGCAGGTGGTGCATGGTGCAATCCTGATCGTCACCACAGAACGCCTGACGCAGGGTCAGACTGGACGGGATGCGGACATTGTGACGTATCAGGGGCGCGATTACCGCGTATCGTTTGTCGATCCGTACACCGCATACGGCGCGGGCTTCGTTCAGGCGCACTGCGAACTGTTGCCGTTTGACGGAGGAACGCCCGTTGAGCAGTAACACCACCGGCCAGCCCGGCTGGCTCACCGCGCAGCAGGCCGCGACCGACTATGACACGCCGCTGGACGTGCACCTGAGCCAGTGGATCCGCAACTTGTCGGGGCTGGCAGCCGGGCGCGTCATTGCCCGCTGGCAGCCTGACCAGCCCGCCATTCCCCCTGCCGATGTTAACTGGTGTGCATTCGGCATTACGGGCATTGCTGCTGATGCCGGTCCCGCGTTCGTTAACCAGACCGACGCTACCGCCGAACAGTGGCGGCATGAGCTGGTGGAGTGCCTTGCTTCCTTTTACGGGCCAGCCGGCCAGCAGGTCGCCGCCCAGTTTCGGGGCGGGCTCGCCGTTAATCAGAACAACGACACGCTGGGCCAGTGGGGATTAACCCTGGCGGACTGCGACAGCATCCGGCCCGCGCCGGAACTTATTAACAACCAGTGGGTACGCCGTTACGACGTGATGGTTCGCCTGCGCCGCAAAGTCATCAGCACCTGGGGCATCCAGTCGCTGACCGACGCCCCTTTCAGTATTTCAGGAGATTAACCCATGCCGCAGGGCTTACCCGTTTCAAACGTTGCCAGCGTGGACATTATTATGTCGCCGAGGGCGGCGGCGGGCCGTAACTTTGGCTCACTGCTCATCCTGGGTAGCGCAACCATCATTCCGCTGACCGAACGTATCCGCCTGTATACCTCGGCGGCCAGCATCGGTACCGATTTCGGCACCAACAGTGAGGAATACCTTGCCGCCGTGGCGTATTTCTCACAGTCGCCGACGCCTTCGCAGGTGTATGTCGGTCGCTGGGCGAAAACGCTGGCGGCGGCCGAGGTCGGTAAGGTTGAAACTTTACTCGATGGCGTGAACGCCTGCCTGGGCTTTACCAGCTGGTACGGGCTCGGGGTAACGTATGACGCCGATCGTAAAGATGACGACCTGCTGCCGGTATGCGCCGCGATTGAGTCCTCATCGTTAAGCCGCATTCTCGCAGTCACCACGAAAAACACCGATTCTCTGCTCACTACAGTGAACACCGATATCGCGTCGAAAGTGAAAGCGGCGAAATACAGCCGCACGTTCGTGCAGTATTCATCCACCAGCAATTACGGGGCAATTTCGGCGTTTGGTCGTGCGTTTACCGTGGACTTTAACGGGTTCGGTACCACTATCACGCTGAAATTCAAGCAGGAACCCGGCATCACTTATGAAAGCCTGACGCCTGCACAGGCGGCCGCGCTGGATGCGAAGAACTGCAACGTTTACGTGTACTACGCCAACGACACCGCCATTCTGCAGCAGGGCGTCATGGGCAACGGTGATTTCTTCGATGAGCGTCACGGCCTCGACTGGCTGCAGAATTACGTGCAGACCAACCTCTTTAACCTGCTGTACACCAGCGGAACGAAGGTGCCGCAGACCGATGCGGGCAACACGCGCATCATGGCGAACGTGGAAGCCTCAATGGACCAGGCGGTGAACAATGGTCTGATCGCGCCTGGCGTCTGGAACGGCGGCAAACTCGGACAGCTTTCCCCGGGCGATACCCTGACCAAAGGGTATTACGTCTACATGGCTGCGATTTCGTCTCAGGCACAGGCTGACCGCGAAGCGCGTAAGTCGGTACCGGTTCAGGTGGCCTGTAAGCTGGCGGGAGCAATCCATTACGCCAGCGTTCAGATTAACGTCATGCGCTGAGGAAAATAATCAATGAGTGGTGCATACAGTTTTATGGATATCACGGCCTCGCTGACGGGGCCGACCGGCGTTATCGATCTGGGTTACGGTTCCGCAAACTCTGACGAGGGGATCGTGGTCACCATGTCGGAGGCCAAAAACACCATGACGATCGGCGCTGACGGTGAGGTGATGCACAGCCTGCATGCAGGCAAAGCCGGGACCGTCACCGTCAACCTGCAGAAAACGTCACCCGTGAACAAGAAACTGTCCCTGATGTACAACGCGCAGTCGGTGTCGTCCGCGCTGTGGGGCAATAACGTGATCGTCCTGCGTAACAAGGCATCCGGTGACATCGTTACCGCACGCGCCTGTGCGTTTCAGAAGCAGCCTGACTGGAACAACCCGAAAGTGGCCGGCAACGTCTCCTGGGTTTTTGACGCGGGCAAAATCGACGAAATCTTAGGGGAGTTCTGATCATGCAGTTTGAAATTAAGGGCATCCGCTACAGCGCCCATAAGCTGAGCGTGTTCGACCAGCTTAAAGTGTCCCGCAAGCTGCTGCCGGTGCTGGCTGGATTGCTGGCGGAATTCGGCAGCATCCAGAACCTGTTGCCGAAATCTGAACCGGTACCGGGTGCAGACACAGAAAAGGCGAGCGAATTTACCCGCTATGCTCCGGTGTTTGAAAAGCTTCTGCCAGTGGTGGCGGACAAACTTGCAATGCTGAGTGAAGAAGACACCAACGCGATCATCTTTCCGTGCCTGGCAGTGGTACAGCGTGCGCACGGTAAAGATCGCTGGGTACCGGTTGCGCAGGGCAACGACCTGGCATTCGACGATATTGACCTGTTCAGCATGCTGCAGATTGTCGGTCGCGTGGTGGGCGACAGCCTGGGAAATTTTTTGCCCGCACTCCCCGGCAACGCGACAGAGGGCCAACAGCCACAGGGCTGACGCTCGACACGTTGCCGGATGGCGAGGATTTTCTGATGCGCCCTGTCATTGAGGGCGTGTGTCGCTATGAATCCCTCACAGACGGCACGTTAGACCTCGCCGATTTTGCACGTATGAACGACTGGCTGGATTTAAAGGCCGACAACGAAGCCCGCATAGCCCGCTGGAGAGCCGCGAATGAACGCTGATGTTATCAAGGATTTTTTAATCTCCGTGGGTTTTCAGGTGGACGAATCCGGCGCGAAAAAGTTTGACGCCACGATAGCAGCCACCACGCTGCAGGCGGTAAAACTGGGTGCGGCGGTTGAGGCGGCGGCGCTGTCGGTAGTGGCATTTACGGCGAAAATCGCCAGCGGCCTGGATAACCTCTACTGGATGTCGCAGCGCACCGGGGCAACGGTGGCGGGCATTCAGCAGATTGGTTTTGCCGTGTCGCAGCTGGGCGGTACCGTTGACGGGGCGCGGTCATCGCTGGAAAGCCTCGCCCACTTTATGCGCAACAACCCGGGCGCGGAGGGCTTTCTCAACCGCCTGGGCGTGCAGACGCGGGACGCCAGCGGCAACATGCGCGACATGGCCAGCATTTTTACGGGTGTCGGCGATAAGCTGCGCAATATGCCGTACTACCGCGCCAACCAGTACGCGCAGATGCTGGGCATTGATGAAAACACGCTGATGGCAATGCGCCGCGGCGTGGGCCAGTTCTCCGCGCATTATACGCAGATGGCGAAAGCCATTGGCTATAACGCCGATGCGGCCGCCGTGAGCTCTAACCGTTTCATGACTTCTTTGCGGTCGTTCGGTGAAATGGCGGGCATGGCGCGGGACAAAATCGGCTCAAACCTTGCGGGCGGTCTGGCGGGCTCCATCGACAGCCTGCGCAAACAGGTCATCGATAATTTCCCGAAAATTGAAGCGGCGCTGACCGGCGGGATAAAACTCATCCTGTGGCTGGCTGACACCATCGGAAAGGTGGTTTTCCGGCTCATCGAGGCAGCGGGCGACATCCGCGAGTGGTGGAACACGCTGGACAAGAGCACGCGCCAGCTTATCGAAATTTTCGGCGGGCTGGTGGTTGCCTGGCGCGTGCTGAATTCTGCATTTCTGATGTCGCCGGTGGGGATCGTCACCGCGTTAGGCCTGGCAATCTTCGCGCTTTATGACGATTACAGGGTGTGGAAGGAAGGCGGCAAAAGCCTGATTGACTGGAAAAAGTGGCAGCCGGATGTTGATGCTGCCCTGAAAGCCATCAAGGAACTGAAATCGTCGCTCAGGGACGCGGGCGACCAGGTTGCGCGCCTGCTTAATATCGACCTTAAAAACTGGACGCTGAAAAGTGACATTGTCAGCCTGACAAAGCAGTTTGGCGAGTTCGGTAAAATGCTGTCGATGATCGGCGACCTGCTCAGCGCCATTAACGAGGGCCGCTGGTCTGATGCCGCCCGCATTGGCAGTCAGATACTGCACCAGGGCAAAGAAAACCCCGATGCGATGCCTGTCGTTTCGTCGAGTGCCAACAGCGCCGCCGACTGGTTTAAAGACAAAACCGGCTTTGATCCGCGCAGCATCGGCCAGACCGTTAACGGCTGGTTCGGTGACGGCAAGCGTCCGCAGCCGACAAAAGACGGCGCCGCGCTGCTGGGCTGGATGCAGCCTGCGATGCAAAGGCTGGAACAGCTTTACCGGCTGCCGGAAGGACTGCTGCGGAGTGTGGCAATAGCCGAATCATCCGGTAATCCCAACGCCGTTTCCGGTGCCGGTGCGCAGGGGCTTTTTCAGCTGATGCCGGGTACCGGCCGCGATATGGGGCTGGGCCGTGGTGAAGCGTTCGACCCGATGAAGGCTGCACAGGCGGCGGCAAAGTACCTTTCTCAGTTGCTGAAAGCCAACGGCGGCGACCTGACCAAAGCGCTGGCCTCGTATAACTGGGGCCTGGGCAACGTCCAGAAGTATGGTATGGCACTGATGCCGCAGGAAACGCGCAACTACGTTCCCCGCGTGCTCAGCAATATGCCGGGCGGTGCCTCAATGCATCAGGAAACGGTCATCAATATTCACGGCGTTTCGGATCCGCGCGAGGCAGGTAACATTATTGCCGACAAACAGAACCAGGTTAATTCTCGCGCGACACAGCAGATGAACAGGGGCAACTGATGGACATTCTCTCGGTACTGCTGCACCAGCGGTCGCGGAAAATCGGCATCATCATCCCCGATGTTGTCATCAGCGAAAAGCACAGTGACGTGCTGGAGATAACCGAACATCCCGTTGAACGGGTGACATCTGAGGCCGCAGGCGCAAGCGCTGACGGCGCAGGATTTGTTGCCGATCATGCCTACCGGCGCGCCTCTGAACTGGTTATGGAAATTGGCTTTTCCGGGGGCGGTTCGGTGCTGGATCTGCTTAACACCTCAGCCATCGGCCTTTCGCTGGGTAGCAGCCCTAAAGAAATCTACGCCAAATTGCTTGATTTGCAGCGCTCCCGTCAGCCGTTCGACGTGGTAACCGGCAAGCGGCTTTACAGCAACATGCTGATCCGTGTGCTGGACGTCACCACAGACAAAGCAACCGAAAATGTGCTGATGGCCACGTTGACGCTTCGCGAAGTCATCACCACGCAGGCGCAGACCATTAAAGGCGCACCAAAAGAGAATATGGCGCTGGGTGCTAACACCAGTGCGGTTCAGGACAGCGGCGTCAAAACGCCTAAACAGCCGTCTGAATCCATCCTGAGATCGGCAGTATCCGTAGCGAAAGGGCTTTTTTCATGACCATTACCGAAATGCCGTTACAGCCCCAGAATCAGACATTCAGCACCACGATAGCGGGCAGCCTCTATAAGGTCACCGTTATCTGGCGCGCCGGTTGCTGGTATCTGGATTTGAACGACAGCACGGGGGCGCTGATAGCGGGCGGCATTCCGCTGGTGACCGGCGCTGATCTGCTGGCGCAATACGCGTATCTGAATCTGGGATTTTCGCTGTTCCTGGTCTGCGATGCTGACGATCAGGATTATCCCGGCGAGAACGACCTCGGGATCCGCAGTCACCTTTTTATCCGCACGGAGTAAAGAATGTCACAGAACTGGATGCGCCATTTTGAATTACAGCTGCTGAATGACAAGGGCGACGGGATAGCGCTTACCGATCTGAAAGTCACCTTTAACATTCAGAAGATGCCTGCGACGATTTTTAACGGGTTCGTAGGCGACTTTAAAATTTACAACCTGTCACCGTCCACGCAAAACCGTATCATGTCGCAGGAATTCACCCGCATTCAGGTAATCGCCGGTTATAACGGTAACCCTGATGAAGCGGGTAATTATCCCGACCGCAATGTCGGCATGATTTTTAACGGCGACATCCGTTTCACCGTGGCCGGCAAAGACAACGTTACCGACTCCTGGCTGTTGCTGCAGTGTATAGACGGCTGGCAGGGGCATTTATATGCGTCCGTCCGAACCACCGTGGCAGCCGGCTGGAAATATTCAGACCTGTTCGAAGCGGGGATGAAGACGTATCAGCCTTACGGCATTACAGCCGGATCGGTACCCGATTTCCCCGATACGGTTTTCCCCCGCGGGCGCGTGCTGGTGGGCAACACCTCTGATGTGATGTACGGCATTGCCAGAAAGTGCCAGGCCAACTGGTGGTTTGAAAATAATCAGGTGAACATTGTTCCTGAGTCGAAATACATCGATGAGGTGGTGGTACTTAACTCCAGTACCGGCCTGATCGGCATGCCGCAGCAGACTATGGGCGCAGGCGTTAACGTCCGGTGCCTCATTAATCCGGCCATCAAGCTGGGAGGTCTGGTTCGCCTCGATCAGGCATCCGTCTACCGTGTGGCTCTCAGTAATGAGCAAATCGGTAGGTCACCTGCCAGGCTGAATGAAAGCGCCAGCGACGGCAATCTGTATGTTGATGGCATCCCGGGTTCGCAACCGGCCGCAATAAATACTGATGGTGATTACACCGTAGGCAGTATTGATTATACTGGGGATACGCGCGGGCAGAACTGGTATATGGATTTACTCTGCCTTGCCAAAGGAGCTAAAGAGCTACAAAGCCTTTCCACAATCAATAAGGTCGGATAGTGAAACTCTTAAAAGTTGCAGCATTGCTAATGTGCCTGTCGCCTGTTTCCACTTTTGCAGCATCACAATGCGGCCCTTTTTTCCTTAAAGGTGAAAATGATGGCCTGATGCACATCAATGGCCAGGCGCCTGAAACGCAGAAAATGACTTTTCTTAAGCAGAAGGACGATTTCGATAACGTCATGATGCAGTGGATGTTACCGGACGCGAGCGTGGGCCGCTGGCTGGGCCTTGACTACGTAAAGCGCAATGGGAAAGCGATTCTCAACGTCGAAGTGATCCGCAAAAACATGGACGAGCCGCGGCAGTTCTGGACCTATGACTGTAAAAGACTAAAGTAAGCACATGGAGTGACGATAATCATAACTGATTGACCTATTCTACTCTTAAGGCATAAACTTTCCGTCCTGATGCATGAGAGACACTAAATGGCTGCGCAAAACCCACAAGAAAAATCTGTTGAGCTCATCCAGATGTATGGTGACATGCTTCAATTAGGTATTTCTATCAATGAAATGGATTACATGCGTGGTGTTAGAGAATTAGAAAAACTCAACACAATAAACAGCTGTAGTGCGCTTGGTCTGCTTCATGCTATCGCAGGTAAAAAAGATAAGGCTAACGCAGTCTTTGAACGTGCTTTACTCCATAGTGATGATGAGTCTTTAGCAGTCAATTTCTGTTTCATGCTTGATAAAACAGAACAATACGAACTGCTTGCCAGTACGATTTTTAATTTTGCAACAAAATTTGAGACCAAACGATTTACAAGGATGGCTTATTCCTATGCTTACCGTTTTGGACTCAGAGAAGAACTTGCCACATATATGGATAAACATATCAAGCTACTGTCAGAACGAGAGGACAGAGATATGGCCGAAAAGCACAAAAATGAGTTGATTAGTGAGCTCAATGACGCATATGAAAGTACTGGATGTACTGTAGAACAGTTTCAACTCATTTCTAAAATTACTAATTCTGTTGTCAGAAAGTATGAAGCTAAAACAGGCCGAGTTGAAGTTAGCCGGAATGGAAACAGAAGTTATGTAATTGATATCTTAAACCAAGATGTTGAAATCATTGCAGAGATGAATTTCACTCTTGCAGAGGAAATTTGTGCCGAAGATAGACTTGATGGGTGTGAGCTGACTGCTAGGTTTTCACCCTATAGAGAATTGCATACGGGAGTGAGTTATGACTGTAAAATCAGCTGATTTTTTGCAAGCTGCTTGTGAGTGCTTGGCGCAACAGTCTGAGGCTGGTTATCGCAGTTGCATATCAAGAGCCTACTATGCGATGTTCCACCATACCCAAGCCAGTCTATTACACTTGCCGAATTACAGCTCTAATCATCACGTAAATTTGATTGGGTATATGACGAGCAAATCAGAATCACGCAACGAGCCATTTGACAGTTATAGCTTAAAAGTATTGGGTTACAACCTGAAGCAGCTGCGTGACGCAAGAAATGAAGCAGACTATGATTTGGAAAATGTAACTGTTTCAGAGGATATGGCTCAATTCGGCTACAAGTCCGCTCAACTATATTTTACAAAATGGGCTGATTTAGAGGCGTCTAAGGCCTCTTAAAAAAATTTTAATTTTATGACCCGCTTCGGCGGGTTTTTTTATGCCCGGAGAAAAGCAAATGCCAGTTTCATTAAATTCTCAGGTAGGCAGCAGTGAGCACATGAGTTCGCAGCTGTACAACACCATTTTTTCAATGCTGCGCGTTTCTCTGCCCGGAATAGTCCAGTCGTTCGATCCGGCCACTTGTACCTGCACGGTTCAGCCCGCTATTGCAGGTCAGGGAGTAGATGAAAAAGGGCAGATTCAGTCAGCGCCGCTACCGTTGCTTACCGATGTGCCGGTATATTTCCCGCGCGGCGGCGGCTGCACCATTACTTTCCCGGTAAAAGCCGGCGACGAATGTCTGGTGGTGTTTTCCGATCGCTGCATAGATTTCTGGTGGCAGAACGGCGGCGTTCAGGAGCCTGTCGATCCGCGTCAGCATGATTTATCCGATGCGTTTGCCTTCGTTGGCCCACAGTCACAGGCGCAGAAGATATCCGGCATCAGCACCACGTCCGTGCAGGTTCGCACCGATGATGGCAGCAGCTTTATCGAACTGATGCAGGGTGGAAACGTGAACATCACCACGCCACTGCTTACAGTGAACGGCAACGTTCAGGTCAACGGCACCGTGACATCAACCGGCGATCAGGTGGCGAAAGGCATCAGCCAGACAGGACACGTTCACTCTGGCGTGCAGCCGGGCAATAGTCAGACGGGCGGCCCGCAATGAGATACCGACGCGAAGACGACGACGGCGACTATACGTTTGGCCGTGGCGATGATACCTGGCTGATTAACTCACCCGACGCGGTGGCGCAGGCAGTGAAAACGCGGTTTCTGCTCTGGTACGGTCAGTGGTTTCTTGATACCACTGCGGGAACCCCATGGATACAGTCGGTACTCGGTAAGCAGAAGCCGGAAACGTACAGCCTCGCCATACGCCAGCGCATCCTTGAGACACAGGGCGTTAAATCTCTCATCTCCTTCGATACCAACTTTGACACCACCAGTCGCCGGGTAATCTTCACCGCGACGATTGACACCATTTACGGGACGACCACCGTTACAAGCGAGGCTTAATGGCTCTCAACCTAGACACGCTGGGGCTATCGGCAACGGTAACCGCCCAGGGCATCTGTGCGCCTGCTTATCAGACCATCCTCACCACCATTACCGGCTACTTTCAGCAGATTTATGGTACCGACGCCTATCTGGATCCAGACAGTAAAGACGGTCAGATGGTGGCGCTGGTGGCGCTGGCCATTCACGACGCTAACAACACCGCCATTGCGGTTTACAACTCGTTTTCGCCGTCAACAGGTATGACCGACGCGCTTTCACGGAACGTTAAAATTAACGGTATCAGCCGCCGTGCGGCCACGAACTCAACCGCTGACCTGACGCTGGTCGGTACGGCGGGTACCACGATTACCAACGGTTCGGTTAAGGACGCCAACGGCATTATCTGGAACCTGCCTGCGAGCGTGACTATCGGCCCGGGCGGTACCGTGATCGCCACTTCCACCTGTGCGGTGTCGGGCGCTGTCGCCGCTGTGGCGGGCTCGGTCAGTAAAATTAACACGCCCACGCGCGGCTGGCTGAGCGTGACCAATGCGTCAGCCGCCACGGTGGGCAGCGCAGCAGAAACGGACTCAGAGCTACGTATCCGTCAGCGGCAGAGCGTTGCGCTTCCGTCCCTGACGCCTTTTGCAGCGTTAGATGGGGCAATTGCGAACGTCACCGGCGTGACACGTCACAAACTCTATGAAAACGACACCGGAAGTCAGGATGCAAACGGACTGCCCGCGCACTCCGTTGCGGCAATCGTGGACGGTGGAGACGTTAACGCCATTGCTCAGGTGATTCAGGGCAAAAAGGGGCAGGGCGTCGCCACGTTTGGCAGCACCTCCGTAACCGTCCCTGACGCGTGGCAAAACCCCCACACCATCAGTTTTTCACGATCATCACCGGTACCCGTGTTTGTGGCTATCACGCTAAAGGCGTTTCAGGGCTACACGACACAGGTCGGTAATGACATCAAAAAGGCGATTGCGGATTACGTTAATTCGCTGGATATCGGCGATGACCTGCTGCTGAGCCGCGTTTATTCCCCGGCAAATCTTGGCGTGGTGAGCGGAGGGGAAAGCCGGTATTACGACATCAACAGCCTGCAGATCGGGCGTTCGGCGGCGACGGTCGCACCGGCCAATATCGTGACGGCGTTTAACGAGGCGGTGACCTGTTCAGTGGATAACATCACTGTCACGGTGGCTTCATGAGCAAATACACCGACCTGATAACCAATTATCACCGGACAAAGCCACTTTTCACACAGCACGTGGATCTGTCCACAAGACCCCTGACGGATGCCGCCGGTGCAATGGACGGGCTACTGACGGCCTTCGATATCGATCAGGCCGCGGGCGTGCAGCTGGACATACTCGGGGAATGGATTGGCCGTAGCCGCACGGTGGCCGTGCCTATCTCAGGGGTTTATTTCTCCTTTGATACGGATGGTCTGGGCTGGGATCAGGGTGTCTGGCAGGGACCGTATGATCCGGACAGCGGTTATACCCGCCTCAGTGATGAAACCTACCGGATTATTCTCAAGGCCAAAATCGCCATTAACAACTGGGACGGCACCAACGGTTCGTTAAAAGGGATCCTGGATAACGCGCTGGACGGTTCCGGCCTGACGATGCAGATCGTTGACGGACAGGACATGACAGTCGGGCTGTGGGTGTTTCCTGAAAAGGATATCAGCCTGGTGTCGAGGGAACTTATCGCGGCCATCCGTCAGGGCTATCTGACAGTAAAAGCGGCGGGCGTATATGCAGGCAGCATTCAAATCCCCTCAGTAATTACGCCGTCTGAGGGAAGTACGTTTTTTGGGTTCGATATGGATAACCATTTTATATCGGGCTTCGACAGTGGTTCATGGGAGAAACAACTCTGATGGCAGCAAACAATTTTAAACCATTTGCGACCGGGGCAAACGCAAACGTCACGGCTCAGGCAGATTATGAAAATCTGGCTGCGCTGGCCACCGGGTTTCAGTCAGGAAAGGCATCATCCGCGCAGATCAACAAGGCAATCCGCCAGGCGTCGTTCGTGGCGGCGGCAATTGCGCAGAATATCGCGAGTAAAACCGGCTCTGACGTACTGGACAATGGTGATATTGGCGGATTTGTTCAGCTTTTTATTAATGCGCTGCAAAAGGATTTTCAGATCGTCAACGCGAACCTGAATTCGCTGTCGGGCCTGCAGTCGGATGCTAACAAACTCCCCTATTTCATCGGGAAGAACGCTGCTGCAATGACGGACTTCACGCAGACCGGACGGGATATCGTGGGGAAAAGCAGTATCGGCGACGTTATTGCCTATCTCGGACTGGGGCAGCTTTATCAGCCGCTCAACCAGAATCTAATCGCTTTATCCGGTTTACAATCCGACACTGACACGCTGACTTATTTTTTTGGACCGAACAAAGCTGCTCTGACTGCATTTACTGCCTTCGCGCGGGACATCGTAGGTAAAAAGAGTACAGCAGAACTGTTCAGCTATCTGGGCATCGGTACGGCGGCGAACAAAAACGCGGGTAACGGCAGCGGCCAGCTACCGGATATGTCGTTTTTCGACAGCAACTTTGGCGTTAACGGATACCAGAAACTCCCGTCCGGACTGATTATTCAGTGGGGCAGCGCACCGGCCACAATCGGCACACTGAGTACAAAAGCCTACCCGATACAGTTTCCTAACGCCGCGTTGCATGTGGTACTGACGCACAACGTTGCCAATGATGCGAACGGGATTGGCATCAGCGGCGCTGACGTGAGCTCGTCGAATACGAGCCAGTTTACCTATAAACCGCAGGGCATCCAGATCAGCGGTAACTCCGTGAGCGCGGCTTCGGCTGGATCCGGCGCGATTACTTTTCACTTTCTGGCAATAGGATACTGATATGGGAAATATGTTTTTTAGCGCCAGTCGCATGGCATTCTGCCCGGAAGACATGAAGCCGGACTATGAGAAGGGTGTGGGCTGGCCACAGGACGCGATAGAGGTGACGGATGATGCCTGGCATGAATTTATTTCAGCGCCGCCCGAGGGAAAAATCCTGGGTTCAACGGGTGAGGGGATGCCCTGCTGGGTTGATAAGCCTGCGCCCACGCAGGAAGAAATCCTGGCCCAGGCTGCAAATGACAAACTGGTAAAAATCTCTCAGGCCAATGACTTCATGAACACACGTCAGTGGCCGGGCAAGGCTGCGCTGGGACGTCTGAAAGGGGATGACCTGACGGCCTATAACAAGTGGCTGGATTATCTGGACGCCGTGAATGAGGTAGACACATCCAAGGCACCAAACATTACCTGGCCGGACAAACCAGCAGGCTGATTTTTTTGTTACATATAGACACAAACAGAAAAGCCTCTGACGTTAATCAGAGGCTTTTTCTTTGAGCCCAAAGTGCGCGTGCATTTCACGTGCATTATTTTGTGCTTTTTTTGTAGTGCCGTTGTCTCTGTGTAGTCTCGGAAGCCAGTCTACACGGGACTTTGTCCCTGTAACGTCCTACTATATGTGGCGGTGAGAGGGGGATTCGAACCCCCGATACGTTGCCGTATACACACTTTCCAGGCGTGCTCCTTCAGCCACTCGGACACCTCACCGCAAATTGTTGCTGACCGCGCTGGGTCAACGGGGCGCTACTATAGGGAGTCGGCCTGAAACGGTCAAGCACTATTTTTCTCTTTTTTTCTATTCGCTTAAGCTCTGAACGAATCGCGTTAAGGCTGCGCAAATCGCGTTTTTTTGGCGCCAAAAACGCGATATTGCACAGCGTAACAGAAGGGGAGATTCGCTGGGTTGCCTGAGCTTACTGCGCGCTTTTTACGCGGTTGGCAAAACTCTTGCGCAGCTTTTGCAGTTTGGGGGGAATCACCGCCATGCAGTAACCGTTGCGCTGACCGGCGCCTTCCCAGTAATCCTGATGATAACCTTCAGCGGGATACCAGGCTTTTAACGGTTCAATGGTGGTCACAACAGGCTCAGCATGATCCTGTTGGGCACGCGCGATGGCCGCTTTGGCTTCGGCTTCCTGCTCCGGCGTCTCAACAAAAATCGCGGAACGATACTGTGTACCGATGTCATTGCCCTGACGATTGAGCTGGGTCGGATCGTGGGTCGCAAAGCTGATGTCCAGCAAATCGCCATAGCTGATCTTTTCAGGATCAAAACCAATACGAATGGCTTCGGCATGACCGGTTGCGCCGCTGCACACCTGCTCGTAGGTGGGATTAGGGCGCGCACCGCCGGTATAACCACTTTCCACTGACTCAACGCCGATCACATCTTTAAAGACCGCTTCTGTACACCAGAAACAGCCGCCTGCGATCACTGCATATTGGATAGCCAT